AATTCAGTTGTTAAAAGATTTACGGTGCCATTAGCATATGCACCAAAAGAAAAGTTTTTAGTTAGATTAACTCAACAAGGTGATTTAACTGATAAACAATTCGCAACGGTACTACCTCGTATGGGGTTTGAAATATCTGGTATAAAATATGACCCTAGTAGAAAATTAAATAAATTACAAAAAACTAGGATGCCAAAAACAGATGGTACTGCTGATGACCAAAAAAACAAAATGGTTTTTAATTATACTCCAGTTCCATATGATATAGATTATAAATTGTTTATATTTACAGCAACTGCTGAAAATGGATTACAGATAGTTGAACAAATAGTACCATACTTTCAACCAGATTATACGGTTACAATTAATATGGTACCTAGTATGGGTATTAAGCGTGATGTTCCAATCATAATTGGAAATGTAGATTATGAAGATAGTTATGATGGAAACTTTGAAACTAGAAGAGCAGTAATTTATACAATTAGTTTTACTGCTAAAACTTATCTATACGGACCTGCAACAACTGCTGGTATTGTTAGAAAAGTACAATCAGATTTAGGAACAAATTTTGACACTAAAGCAAGAGAAGAAAGAATAGTAATTACACCAAATCCATCTACAGCAAATTCAGGAGACGACTTTGGGTTTACAACAACTATATCATTTTTTGAAGATGGTAAGAAATTTAATCCTACGACAGGAAGTGATTCATAATATGAGAGGACATAATGAACAATGTATTAGTCAAAGACAATGCTTTACCAGAACAACTAGCCAATAGTTTTTATCAAAATATACACAGACTTGGATATATAATAGCACAAGATATATTACCAACACAAATGGATAAACCAAGTATTGTCAAAGATGATAATACATTTAATACTATTCAAATGGTGCACCGAGTCTTTAATCACGCCGACCAAAGAGCAGTTGTTAATCCAGGATACGAACCAATTAAATATGCTTTGAATATGATGGTTGAAGGTTTTGGTTATAAGGTAGATAAGATATTAAGATTAAAATTTAATATGATACAACCACATCCAAGATTTAAAGAAGGTAACTATAATACACCACACATTGATGATGAAGAAATGGCACGACATTTTGTTTTACTTTATTATCCAATGAATAGTGATGGCGACACCGTATTGTTTAATGAATCTTTTGATCCTGATAAACTAGAGAAACCAGAAAAACTAACTATACATAAACGAATAGAACCAAAACAAAATAGGTGCGTTATGTTTAAAGGAAATAGATTTCACGCAAGTAGTAATCCAATAAAAAATGATATGAGAGTTGTTTTAAATTGTAATTTTTCTTTATTGGAAAATTATAGTGAAGATAATAGAGATACAAGAAAGGATCCTTTTAAAGGAACTAGTATAGAAGGTAAAGACTAATGGGAAGATTAGAAGATAAAGTAAATGATATTTTAGGTATCAAAGAAGAAAGTACTCCTGTTGCTGAATTAATGGTACAAGAGAAAAAGGTTCCTGTACCTAGAGTAGAGGATCCAAAGAAAGATGATGTAGAAAATGATTACAAATATAGTAGAGAGAACTATTATAGTTTAATTGAAAGAGGACAAGACGCTATTCAAGGTATATTAGATGTTGCAAAAGAAGGACAACATCCTAGAGCATATGAAGTTGCAGGTGCATTAATTAAAAATGTAGCAGATACCGTTGATAAATTACACGACTTACAAGCAAAATTAGCAAGACTAAAAGAGTTGCCTAATAAGACTACTGCTAATATTAAAAATGCTTTATTTGTTGGGAGTACTACCGAGTTGCAAAAGATGTTAAATAAAGATAAAATTAAAAACGCTACGATAGTAGAAGACGACAAAGAGAAAAAAGATGGATAATACTTATCTTGGAAACCCGAATTTAAAAAAAGTAGGTACAGCTGTTGAGTTTACAGAAGAACAGGTTTTAGAATTTAAAAAGTGTTCTGCAAGTCCAACATATTTTATTAAAAATTATGTAAAGATTGTATCCCTTGATGAAGGTTTAATACCTTTTAACACTTATAAGTTCCAAGATAAAATGCTTAATACTATGCACAATAATAGGTTTTCAATTTATAAGTTGCCTAGACAAAGTGGAAAATCTACAACTATTATTTCTTATCTTTTACATTATGCAATGTTTAATCCAAATTCTAATATTGCAATTCTTGCTAATAAATCTTCAACTGCTAGAGATATATTAGGAAGACTACAACTTGCTTATGAGAACTTACCTAGTTGGTTACAACAAGGTGTATTGAATTGGAATAAAGGTAATATTGAATTAGAAAATGGAAGTAAAATAGTAGCGGCTGCTACTTCATCATCAGCAGTAAGGGGAGGTTCTTATAATATAATCTTCCTTGATGAGTTTGCTTTCGTACCTACTACTATTGCCGAACAATTTTTTAGTTCTGTTTATCCTACTATTACTTCTGGTAAGACAACTAAAGTAATTATAGTTTCAACACCTCACGGTATGAATCAATTTTATAAATTATGGATAGACGCTGAAAATGGACAAAATGATTATGTACCTGTTGAAGTACATTGGTCAGAAGTACCAGGCCGAGACGCCAAATGGAAAGAGGAGACGATTAGAAATACCTCGGAAGCTCAATTCAGTTCAGAATTTGAGTGTGAATTTTTAGGTTCTGTTAATACATTAATTTCACCTGCTAAAATAAAAGCGACACCTTATATTACACCTATACATACAAACGGCAGGTTAAGTATTTTTGAGAAACCAGTTAAGGGAAACACATACTTGTCTACGGTTGATGTTGCTAGAGGTACTTTAAAAGATTATTCAGCATTTATTATTTTTGATGTAACCAATTTACCTTATAGAGTAGTTGCTACATTTAGAGATAATGAAATTAAACCAATATTATTTCCAGAAACAATTGCTAAAGTATGTAAACAATATAATGAGGCACATATACTTGTTGAAGTAAATGATATAGGTGCTCAAATTTCAGATGGTTTACATTTTGAGATTGAATATCCAAATATATTAATGACTACACAAAAAGGAAGAGCAGGACAAATACTTGGTGCTATGTTTAGTGCTAGAGGTTCACAATTAGGTATTCGTACAACTAAACAGGTTAAGAAAATAGGTACTTCTAATATTAAGTCAATCATTGAAGGAGACAAGTTAGTTATAAATGACTTTAATATTATTGAAGAAATGTCTACTTATATACAAAAAAATCAATCTTGGCAGGCAGAAGAAGGTTGTAATGACGATTATATGACTTGTTTGCTTATACTTGGTTGGGTTGCTAATCAGAAGTATTTTAAAGAATTAACAGATAGAAACATACGAGCAGAAATGTATAAAGAGCAAGAAAAGCTAATAGAACAAGATATGGCACCATTTGGTTTTGTAGATGATGGTGTAACAAAGGAAGAAGATGAGCCAACCGTTGATGAATATGGAACCGTATGGCATCCTGTTGTTCGTAAAGGTCAATAGTCTAGGATTAGGTATTGATAAATATAAGTAATTGAGAAATTTGAATATGGGCGTATGAATAATACGAATTTTGACACAAAGGTAATATAATGTATTTAATTAAATACAATAAAAAATATAATAAAGAGGAGAAAACCTAATGGCATTTCAAGTATCACCAGGAGTTCTCGTACAGGAAAAGGATTTAACTAACATAATCCCAGCTGTCTCTACAAGTATTGGAGCATATGCTTTTAATGCACCTAGAGGTCCAGTTTCAGAAGTTACTTTAATATCTTCTGAGCAAGAATTTGTTAGTGTTTTTGGAAAACCGACTCAAACGAATTTTGAAGAGTATTTTACTGCTTCATCTTTCCTTCAGTATTCCAATTCTTTGAAAGTTGTACGAACTGAGAACCTAAACATGGTAAACGCTGTAACCAACTCGGGAACAGCAGTATTGATTAGACATACTAATGAATACAATTCTACATACTTAAACGAAGGCTTATATCCAGGAATCTCCAGCATTGAGTTTGCTGCTAGATACGCAGGAGCTTGGGGAAATGGATTAAAAGTATCTGTTTGTCCTTCAACTTCTGCTTATGAATCTGCGGCGGTTACTACGGTATCCGACGCTGCTATAGCAGTAGGCGACACACAAATAACGGTAGCAAGTGGAACTAACATAGGTGTTGGTGACATTTTAGCTTTTTCAACTACGGCTGCAACAGACGACTATGATGATGGTGCAGAATACGAAGTTACGGTAGTTTCATCTAACGACATTACATTTAAAAGAAAAGTTGGTACTGGCGGCTTAGCAAGAGCTGTACTTAACGGTTCTAATATAAGACGAAGATGGCAATACTATGACCAAGTA